CTCGGGGTAGACCTCGTGGCTAACCCTGATCTGCTGTTAGAACCCCTGTATGCTGCTCGGTCTGCTGGCTGGTTCTGGAAGACAAACAACCTCTCTCCGTTCGCAGATTCTGGCGATATCAAGGGGATGACAAAAAAGATAAATGGTGGTTATATTGGTCTTGAGGCTCGTCAAGCCTTGTATAACAAGATAATGGCCGCTATGGGCAATTGAGATAGGTGAACAAAAGTGCCGTTACAAAAACTACAACTTCGTCCGGGTGTGAACAGAGAATCGACAACGCTCGCCAACGAAGGTGGTTGGTTTGAGTGCGACAAGGTTCGCTTTCGTTCTGGCTATCCGCAAAAGATCGGCGGCTGGCAACCTATATCCAACGACTCTTACCTAGGCGTAGCGCGTTCGCTCTGGAACTGGGTGACTCTGCGCGGGTACAACCTGTTGGGCGTTGGCACTAACCTGAAGTACTACATCGAGAGCGGTGGTGAGTATAACGACATAACACCCATACGCACTACTGAAGTTCTGACTAACCCGTTTACTACTGTCAGCGGGCTTCAGACTGTTACTGTTACAGATGTTGACCACGGTGCGGCTAACGGCGACTTTGTTACGTTCTCTGGAGCATCGGCGGTTGGTGGCTTGGACTTGAACTCCGAGTATCAGATCACTTACGTCAACGCTAATACTTATACGATAACGGCAGCATCCCCTGCCTCATCAAGCGCTACTGGTGGCGGTACGGTAACAGCGGACTATCAGATAAGTGTTGGTCAGGCTGTGTTTACCTACGCAGCCGGTTGGGGTACAGGTCTGTGGGGCGGTGTCGTGTTCAACGTGGCTCAAACTACTTTGACATCAGGCATCAACAACATCGTTACTACGATCCCCGTTACATCGACTTCTGGGTTTCCTAGCACCGGCGTAATACTGATAGGCTCGGAGCTTATTACTTATTCTGGCATTACTCCTACGTCGTTCACTGGTGCGGTTCGTGGAGCTAACGGCACTTCAGCGGCTAACCACTTAATTGGCGCGCTGACATACAACGCGGCGACGTACACAGGGTGGGGGCAGTCTTCTGCTACGGGCTTGCCACAGCAGTTGCGTCTGTGGTCTGAGGCTAACTTCGGCGACTATTTAATTATTAACCCGCGTGGCGGCGCACTCTATATGTGGGTGCCTGCTTACTCCACGTCGGGCAACATCCAGTTCACGACCCCCGCACAACTCTTATCTTCCAGCGGCTCTGGCGTGTACCAGACGGATGCAGACTGCCCGACCACGGTTAACTACGTGATGGTGTCCGACTCGTCGCGCTTTGTGATTGCGTTCGGGTGCAACGACTACGGCAGCACTTCCCAAGACCCGATGCTTATTCGTTGGTCAGATCAGGAGAACTATCAGGTATGGTCGCCCGCAGCCACTAATCAGGCTGGCAGCTTCAGGCTCTCGTCTGGCTCTTCTATCGTTACAGCCCAGCAGACTCGTCAGGAGATTCTTGTCTTTACGGATGCAGCGGTGTTCTCCATGCAGTATCTGGGACCGCCCTACGTCTGGGGCTTTAATATTCTGTCCGACAACATCTCCATCATGGGGCCTAACGCCGTAGCTACGGTGAACAACGTCACCTACTGGATGGGGGTAGATAAGTTCTATGCTTACACTGGCCGTGTAGAGACACTGCCCTGCTCACTGCGTCAGTTTGTGTTTGGGGATATTAACCTCAACCAGTCTGCCCAGATCGTTGCTGGCACTAACGAGGGTTACAGCGAGATATGGTGGTTCTACTGCTCGGCTAACTCCACGACCATCGACCGGTACGTCATATATAACTATCTTGATCAAGTCTGGTACTACGGTACTATGGCTAGAACAGCTTGGCTGGACAGCCCGCTGCGTGAGTATCCGATGGCAGCTACGTACGGTCATACGATTGTCTACCACGAGAACGGCAACGACGATATTGAAGTTAACGGTGTAATTAACCCGATTAACTCGTACATCCAGTCGTCTGACTTTGACATCGGTGACGGTCACAACTACGGCTTTGTGTGGAGGATGATCCCTGACATTACGTTCGACGGATCAAGCACAGCTACACCCAACAAGCCGCAAGTGACATTCACGGTGCGCCCGCGCTACAACCCCGGTGCGCCTTACGGCGTGGCAGATACCCCTCTGGTGACTTCTGCTCAGTCTTACAACAGCCAGCGCAACTACACGGTGCAGGAGTTTACTCAGATTGTGTACACAAGGCTTCGTGGTCGTCAGATGGCGTTCAAGGTCAGTTCTAACCAGCTAGGCTGTCAGTGGCAGCTAGGTACGCCGCGTATCGATGTTCGTCCTGATGGTCGCAGATGAGTACACAGATTGTTACAACAGAGGTTATTACCCTATCGAGGACGAAAGCCCCCGCGCTGCCTGTTGCGCCAACGGACTACAGCCGTCAGTATCAAGACCAGCTAAACAACGTCCTGCGCCTGTACTTCTCGCAGCTTGACAACTTTATCGCACAGCTTATGGCCAGTTCATCGACAATACCAGTCTCTATAGGCGGGACAAACCTAGATGCCTTTGGTCGCTTGCGGGTAAGTAATCCGCTGACGTTATTCGACTCTTCTCATAGATACTCTGACAACAATCTGTGGGTGAATCAGATTACTGGCACAGCAGCGGCGACATTTAATCAAGATGAGGGCCTAGTTAATCTAACAGTTGGCTCGGCTAACAACGACGAAATTGTTAGAGAAACTATTAAGGTATTTTCTTACCAGCCCGGCAAGAGCTTGCTTGCGATGAGCACTTTTGTAATGGGTACTGCCAAGACTAATCTGCGGCAGAGGGTTGGATATTACGGCGCAGCTAACGGAATCTACTTTGAGCGTGATGGCACAAGCTTATATATGGTCGAACGCAGCAGTGTGACTGGCGTGACAATAGATACTCAGGTAGCACAAGCTAATTGGAATCAAGACCCTTTGGATGGCACAGGTCCATCAGGAATTACGCTTGACGCATCCAAGGCTCAAATTCTGTACATGGATATTGAATGGTTAGGTCTTGGTACCGTACGTACTGGGTTCATCATTGACGGCGTATTTGTCCCTGCGCATAACTTTAACCACGCCAACCTCGTCAATACAACGTATATAACGACCGCCTCTCTACCGCTTCGGTATGAAATGAAAAATACGGGTGCGACCACTGGCACCAGCACATTAAAGCAGGTTTGCTCTACTGTTATTTCAGAAGGCGGTTATCAACTTGCCGGGGTTCAACAGTCTATTGGAACTGCTGTTACCTCACCTAGAACACTGACGACAGCAGGTACCGCGTACCCGATAGTGTCCATACGATTAAAAACCACACGCTTAGACGCTATTGTTATTTTGACAGCTGTGTCGATCCTTGGTATTACCAATAATGCAAACTATCAATGGCAGGTAGTTGCGAGCGGTACAACTACTGGCGGTACTTGGGTAAGTGCTGGAACAAACTCCGCAGTGGAATACAACCTAACCGGCACGTCATTTGCCATCGGTTCTGGGCGCATATTGGCGTCTGGCTATTTCCAAGGCTCTAACCAAGGGGCGTCTCCAGTGGACATTTTGAAAGAAGCGTTGTTTGCCTCTCAGCTAGAAAGAGACCCCTTTACTCCGACTGCCTATGAACTGACGTTGGTTTGCACAGCTGCAGCTAACGGAAATCAAGTTCTGGGATCGCTGGACTGGGAAGAAGTTAGCCGGTAATCGACATATTTATGCGTGATTTGGCGTTAAAGATGGTCTATGATTCTATAAAGCATAGAGTAAACGTCAGTTATGAGGATTACGCGGCAGGACTGAAAGACTGGGACTGCTTGCCCCTGATAGAGCGCGGTGAGGTTATAGGCGGGGTAATAGTCAAGTTAAACGAGTTGCATATAGGCTACGGCAAGCGCCCCAAGGCGTCGTCGCTTAGGAAACACATAAAAGACATTTTGAACAGGATCATACGCAAGTATGGCCACGCAGTAACTGCGGTGCGTAAAGATAACCCATCCGGGTTGAAGTTCTGTGGACGGTTGGGGTTCTACCAGTATGGCGAGCTAGGCAACCAACTGCTGCTACGGTGCGACAGGAGCAATTATGATTAAGAACAAGTTTAGCGGATACAGCA